CTTTCATCAAGCTCATGTTGTGTTTGTCACCAAAATGATCTTCTCCTTTGACCGGGTGCTTTTCAAATTTTTCTTCTACACTTGCTAGTTTGTTTGCAAAGTCTGACTTGCCTGCGTCAGCTATTTGATCTTGGTATTCTTCTGTTGGTTCACCTGGCTTTCTCACAACTATCATAGACGCATTTACGTTCATGTAGTCTGCTAGATATTCTTTTAGTACGTTAACTGAACATGGGTAGTTTGTTGTCACATCAAAAATTGTTACTTCTTCGTTGCTTAAAGCAGGAAAATCTAGCGGTAAACTTTGTATTGGTGTTTTCTTACCCGCTGACATCTTTGCCAGTTCAAATTTTTGTAGTGCAGTTTCCATCCTGTTCTTAAAATCGTCTGCTATTGTGCCTGCTACCTTGACTTTGTAATCATATGACTTGGCCGCTTCTGTAAGATACTGTGTGAATGTGCTCATATGCAATATTTAGTCTTTTTTAAGTAGTTTCTTCATTAATTCGTTACGATCAGATATGACGAAACCGTCGCTTTCTTCCACCGGACCACCGTCTTTGTTGCCGTCCTTGTCCAGTTTAAGCTTCTTGAGTTGTAGTTCCACCATCTTAAGTTTCTTGTCTATCTTGCTACTCTTTGCGTCTATGGCGTTCTTTAGGAAGTTACTTGCGACCTCGAATATACGTCCCGAATAACGTGAGTCCACGTTCATGCCCAGGTCCATTAGGTTCTTGTAGCTCTCTTCTGCCTCGATGGCCAGCTTGTCCATTTCTAAATCGGACATCTCACCCAACCCTTTTACCTGTGGCAGTGATGCCGCGATCTTGTCAAACTCCGCATAACTCTTCTGCAGGTTCGCCTGTGTCTTTGAATCTAGGTTCTTGGTGCTGGGATTCTCCTGCCCGGCATCCTTGATCTTCTTGTCCTTTTCCTTCTTGTCTACCTCTTTGAATGCCTCTTTGACGTTTGGTAAATTGAGGATGTCTTCTAGTTTCTTTGTCATTGTCGTATTTACTTACGTTTGCCGTTGTGGAACAACTGTTCTTCTGACACCACCCTGAACTTGATGCTCCTCTGTCTGGCGTATGCACTGGCGGCCTCCCACTTGGCCATGTTTATCACGACCTGTTTCTTCTTGGCCATGCTCTTGCCCGCGGCCTCCATCGTGGTCTGGCTCATGGGTTTGACTTCCACCATCTCTGCGTGTTTCTTGCCTGCCTTGTCTTGGTAAACTATGAAGAAGTCCGGTACGTAAATTGTGTACTTGCCTGTGAATGGATGTCTGTAAGGTATTTTTATCGATTCCGAGGCCCATTGATACACGTTAGGATGTTCGTCGCACAATCTCATGAAAGCGTGTTCCCAACTTGACCTGTATGTTGGTGTCTTGGTGCCCACGTACTTGTCGCCGTTCTTGGGGGAGAACTTGCCCCTTGCGAATCTGGGTAGCATTAGTCTATGATGTTTCTAGATACGGTCTCTTTGGTGGTCAGTGTTTTCCTCACACCCAACCTGCTGGACTTGTATCTGTTGGCGTTTAATATGATGGTGATCAATTCAGAAAGCAGTACCGGTGTGGCGTAGGTCAACTGATCCAGTATCTGTTGTGGCTTGATGTTGTCTATCTTGGCCTGCGACAGTATTGCGTATGCCGTAGACTCGGCCGCCGTCCTGGAGAAATTACGTTTGACGAAGAACGCTATCGTGCTGTCGTACTCCCCGACATTGAATTGATATTCTGTTTCGTAGGGTGTTGTGGTCAGTTTCTCGATCGTCTTATCCAGCTCGTCCTTGTTTTTCGGTGGTAGATTTGTGTAGAATTCTGTCATTACAATGCCGCCTTCTCTGTTGCTATCTCAACATCTTGCGATTGTCTCTCGATCTTTACGTACCCTTCCGTGACCAACTTCCTTACGTCTGATATTGCCTTGCTGGTGTAAACATTTTTTATGTTGTCAGACGATGCTTCATACTCTATATTAGATTGTGCTATCGTCAGTCCCTTACGCGATCCTATGTCTTTGAAATACAAGGCCGCCGCTATCTCGTCTCGGACATTCTCGTTATTGGACACGAGATTGAACGATTCGTTAGCACCAAAATAAATGGTGGTGTCCAGAGATGAATTTGTGATCACAGTGTTGTTGGTTTGGTTCTTGTTGTCTGACGTTCCCCTCGCCGAAGCAAGAGCAGATACACCTAGTATTGCCGCACCCACTGAGAACTGTGCTATCGGATTGGTTATAGATCCTGCCTGTTTGCCCACCTCGAGTATGCCATCCTTGGCTATGCCTTTCAGCTCTTCCTTGATCGCTGACTTCTTAATCTTCTTTGCGTTGTTGTATGTGTTTGATGCACCGAGTATCGCACCCAGTATGTTTCCTGATTGCACGTTCCTCATCACGGATCCTATGCCGTCTACAATACCACCTGGTCCAAATATGCTGTTCGTTCCACCGCCCAGTATAGATAGTGGGCTAGGAGAGCGGTCGTAGTTGATTGTCGCAAAACCTGGCACGTTGTTCCTGTTGATTATGCCTGCTTTGTAAATCACGGTCTCATATAATATCTGCATTGTGTTGTTCATCACACCTGCACCGTCCGCCTGATCCAAGTTGTCATGTGAGAATGATCCTATCACAGGATTGACCAAAGTCATTGATGTGAATCTCTGTTTGTGTAACACGAATATCTCTATACCTTTCAGGTAAGGCTTCTTTGATAGCTTGGGAGTGTCAAGACCAAATTTGGTTGTGGCCCTCGCATCACCGAAATCGTAGTAATCGTCCTTGGTATTGGATATGGTCAGATCATTGTTCATGCCAACAGAGTCTGCTATATTGTACTCGTAGTACTTCTTCCAGAATGCGTTGACCGTGTCTGCATGGTCGTCATGGAATGTTATGTTGACCGGTTCGTACGCAATCCTGGTCGCGGTGTACATCTTCTTGTTGTACTGTGTCTTCTCTTCCATGCTCATGTTGTATTTTGGTAGGTCACAGGCCTTGACCAACATGTTCAGTTGATATCTCTCGCTGGAATTGAACTTGTCCACGAACAGGGTCTCGTCTGTGTTGAACACCACGTGGAACAGGAACTTCTGTTTTGGCATCAACTTGAAATTGTTGTCTACGTACAATCGTGATGCGTGTTGGTAGTCCTTCATCCCTGGAAGACCGTCTTGGAAACCTTTTAAGAAATTGTTGATGCTTGGCATACTGTTATTTATAGTCACAAAAAAAGCGCCTATAAAGACGCTTTCAGTGTATTAAATGCTAAGTCTAATTTTGTTTATTACTGTCCACCACCTGTTGTAAGTGTACCGATTGTTCTAGCCACTGCCGTTCCAATTCCTGTACCTGTTGGTGTCTGTATCGCGTTGTCATATCTTAATGACATTGTGATAGTTACTGGATCTGATGTTGCGTATGCCAGTGTGTTGTAGTTAACATTCTCAACATAAGCACCGTAAAGTTCCCATGTCTCTAGGATGTTTGGAGCACTTGCTCCATTACCACCATCTAGCATTTCAATTCTACCTGTGAATTTGTAATCGATACCTGATGCCGCACTTGACTGTTCAAAGAAATCAAATTGTTTCTGGATCTGTTCACCAACCAGTTTGCTAACTGAGTTGTTAACATCATCTCTTAAATTAACTGTGATCGGTTCCCAGGTGTGTTTACCTGCAACATAAACTTTTGAGTTGTAAACATCTAGTGTTACTGTGTCAAAAGTCAAGCTGGGTCTTGTTACGTCTATTACTTGTTTTGTTAGTTCTGATCTTGGTGTTGATACCCCAAAATTTTCCAGGATCAATCTGAAACGATACTGAAGTTTTGGCATCAACAAACCTTGTGATGCTGAACTCTGGTCGTTGCTTAAAGGTACTGTAAATTTTGATAATGTTGATATTGCCATATATTTTCTCCTTTATCGAAAATTAGTTTCCTAATTTTGCAATTTCTCCTGTGTTTTTGATTCTTAACGGTATGTAAATGAATTCAACTGATTTGATTGGCTCAATCGCTATGTCTACATAAAGTTCGTTCCTGTCTATCCTTGTAGGTGTGTTGTTTGTGTCATCACAAACTACTAGGAAGTCAAACAATGCTCTCTGTCCAACCAGTTCCAACATGAACGATTCGATTGCACCTTTGATCTCGTTCCTTGTAAGCTCATCATTTGGTTCAAATATGAACGGTTTAGCAATAGCATCTAGTTGTGTTCTTAGATACACTGCTAATCTTGAAACGTTTATTCTGTCCAAGGCTGAACTTGCTGATGTTTTTGTCAAGTTACCAAAGTTCACAATTCCTGCACCTGCAAAGAAAGTAATTGGGTTAATCTTAACTTCGTGCATTGAATCTCTCACTGACTCCGTAACAGATATTGTTTGGAACTCTCCAGACGCTGTGTCAATGTAACCAACTGCTGTTGCATTGTCAACGACACCTCTCCTTGTTCCTGATGGTGCGAACCATGGGAAAGCGATGTTATCGTTGTTTGCTATTGTTCTCAACATCATGTGTGATGCCGGAACAACAATTGATTTGCCTGTGTTGTCTGTTGTTAATCCTGATGGATAAAACATAGCCAAGTATTCACTTGCACTCACAAGACCGTCTTCACCATTGTCCAGTGCCGCCGCTGTGTTGTTAGCATAGTTCTGTATAGCAGTCGAAGTGCCTTCTAATCTCAATGGCGTGTCACCTACTACAAAAGCTGTGTTGTTCCTGTCAGTGTTCAAGTTGATCATATTTTGGATCAACTCAGGGTAACCAGGTGTAGCAATAACATTATAACCTCTTTGGTCTTCTCTGATTGCTTGGTTGGTGTCGATCTCTGATTTCAGTTGCTCAACAATTACTTTTCTCTGTGCTTTTCTTCCGAAAGATCCAGAACCGTCTGCATTGTTGCTTGACTTAGTAACCCATCTGTCTGGGTAGTAAGTAGATACAGATTCGTTACTGTTGAATCTGATGTTACCTAAACCAGCTGATCCACTTCCTGGGTATTTCGTAGTTGTGATGTAACTGTTTTTGTATTCCTTGACATTGTAACTAGAACGTCTAGTGTTGTAAAGCAGTATACCCTGTGGGAATAAAGCTGGATCTGGAGCATCCGGATCCAGGAAACCGTCTGTCAACAATGATTTAATTGTTGAAGCTGTTCCCGCCGCTGTTGATGTTCCCGCCACTTTGTCAGTTGAGTTGTGCCATCTTGCATCTGCAAAAAGTACACCGTCTTCTGTGGTCTGGTCAGCTTTGTCAACAAGTTCCCACGCCGCACCTGATGTGGTCACTGCCACTTGGTTGGCTGTGTTTGTTGAACTCAACGTCGCCGCTGTGTTGTATTTGTAAAGTTTTGGATAATTTTCTAAATCACTAGTATCAATCCATAAGTCATTAGTTACAAGTGCAGTACCATCTGATTGTAGTGTTGGTGCTGTTGCTGAAAACTGTGGACCATTTGGATCTGTAGTCGTGTATGCTGTTGCATAACCAACGAAAGTAGTTCCGTTGTGCGCCATGATGTCAGCTTCTAGGCTGGTAGAATACCATAGTGTGCCATCTGCTGGTTCATTAGTTGGTGCACTCAGTGATGCTGTGTAGCTCAATCTCTTCCAGTTTGAAATCAACAATGCATTGTTGGCCGATGAGTCAATAGTCTCTCCAGTTGGAACTTTGTACAAGTTGTCAAGCTGTGTTGTACTTGTTGCAGTGTACGTTCCATAATCATGTGCTGTTGTTGTACTGAAACCAGCATCTGCTAATGGAGTACCACTTGTGTCTACTAATCTGATGTCACCGCCCAGTACGTGTGTAAGCACGATCTCACCAGTTGTTAATTTACTGGCTCTAACATTTATCAGTTCAGTGGTTGATGTAGCTGATGCCGAAGCGTTAACTTTAGCATTGACTCCCGCAACAAAATCATCAGCGCCTGTTCCGCCTACTGTAACTGTGACTGCTGTGCTGAACCCATCTTGATTTTTCCTTGTCTCTTTGATTGTGAAAGTTTCTGTTGCTGTGAAACTTGGACTGGTCAATAAACTTGTAACAGTAGTTTGGCCGCCTTCGTATCTGAATAGTTGGAAGTCTCCAACATTCGGAGTAGTGTCAAGGGCGTCTGCCGCTGTTATACTCTGTTCAGTGATGTTGAATTGTGCGTATAACGTTCCTGTTGATAATGCAGTTCCACCGTTCGCCGCGTCTAATTTGAAGATCGCTGTGCTGTGATCGTCATGCAATGGAGATGCTACTGCTGAGAAACTTGCACTAGCCGAAGAGTAAAGTTTTGCAACAATGTTAGCACCTGAGTTAGCCGATGTAGTCTTGAACCAAACAGAACCATTGGGTCTGTTCTCGTCAGCTGTTTTCCAAGTGGGTCTTGAAGTGTGTGCCGCTTGTAGAAATTGAGGACCATTGTAAACACCAGTCGTGATTCCTAGGCTAGCTAGTAAGCCAGTACTTTCGTTGAATCTGATAGTACCAGTACCGCCTGTTGAGTCACCAAGAGCCTTACCATTGTGGAAAATTTCTAGGTTACCTGTTACTGAGTTGACTGCCGCTGTAACGTTAGTTACATTTGAACCAATAGCTGTGGCAACGTTAGTTAATGATGTTCCTGATACTGTGACTTCTACATCATTCAATACCATTTTGTGACCACTGGTAACTGTTGTTCCAGATGCAACTGTTATTATAGGTAAAGATGTGCTCCATGCTGTTGATCCAACTTGTACCCAAGTGTTACTTGCAGTCTTCTTGAAGATCTTGTTAGTAACGTGTGTCGTGTTGATTGCATATGATCCAGTTTGTCCAATTGAAGTCTTAGGTGCACCGGTTGAAACACCGCCAACTAGGTCACTCGTTGAAGTGATAAGTGTTGGAGTGATTGCTGTGAATGATTGATTAGTTTGTGACCATTCAAACATACCATAGTTGCTTGATGCAAGGTCAAACCAGTATGTTCCGTCCGTTGGTCTTGCTGTCGGTGCCGAAGCACTTCCAACTAATTCTGCTGTGTCCACATTCGCTCTAAGAACAAAAGCTCTGTTGGCAACTCCTAAGAAAGAGTATGCCGCTTGTAGACCCCATTCATTCAATTCATATCCGTGTAATGAATTTCCTGATGCGTCTGTGTAGAATTTCGGATCTCCGAAAGTCTCTGTTAATTCTCTCTGAGATGAGATCAAGTAAGCAGTGTTGGCGCTGGCTGTTGTTGTTCCTGTAGCTGTGCTGTCGCCTGCTCCGTTTGCCTTATTCCCTGATGATGCTACTATGAATAGTGGTGTTGTACCAGCATCTGATGGTACGTAAAAACTCTCGTTTATTACTGAAACTTCTACTCCTGGTGATGTTAATGCCATTTTT